TAATGATATCACAGGAGACACTAATTATCTTGAGTCTAATGTTAGAAAACCAGATCCTGATGGAGTAACTATCCCAACAGAACAAGCAAGATCTGAACTATACATTAGAACAAACAATAGTGTTGGAGCAGGCACCTTGTCTGGAACCACTCTTGGAGAAAGTAGTACAATTGCATAGCAAATTTGATTTTTCGATTCCATGAAAGTGGGAAAATTTTTTCCGCTAATTTTTGGATCAAAAAGTCGCGCTAAATATACATATGACCTGAGGTAATTATAATGGCATTGCCAATTCTTGACCTGCCAACTTATGAGTTGGAGGTTCCTTCGACTAAAAAAACTATTAGATATCGTCCATTTCTCGTAAAAGAAGAAAAAGTGCTTTTACTCGCACTTGAGGGAGAAGACGACAAAGCAATTGAAGTAGCAGTAAAGAATTTATTGAAAGGATGTATTACATCTAGAATCAAATTAGAGAATCTGTCAACATTTGATTTAGAGTACATTTTCTTAAAAATTCGTGCAGCGTCTGTTGGTGAAGTTGTTGAAATGGAAGTAACTTGTCTAGATGACAATGAAACCAAAATCAAGTATAATTTAGACCTGAACAAAGTTGAGGTTATTTTCCCCGAGGGACACTCAAACAAGATTATGCTTACAGAAGAAACTGGAATCGTTATGCGATATCCTGGTTTTGACCGTTTTGTTCAAAATTCGGTTTCTGGGGTTGATTTATCAACTGACGATATTTTTGATATTATCGCAGAATCAATCGATCAGATTTTCCAAGGAGATGAGGTGTATGACTCATCTACAACCACTAAAAAAGAGTTTAGGGAATTTGTTGATAGCTTGACTACTCAGCAATTTGAGAAAATCCAAGAATTCTTTGAAACAGCACCAAAACTGTCACATAGTTTCTCTGTGAGGAATCCAAATACTGGTCTTGAATCAACTTATACCATTGAGGGATTATCTAATTTTTTCGGGTAGCACTCTTCCATAATTCACTGGAAGGGTACTACAAAACTAACTTCGCTCTGATGCAACACCATAAATATAGTTTGAGTGAGATTGAACATATGATGCCTTGGGAACGCCAAGTTTATACTTCATTATTAGTTCAGCATATTGAAAAAGTAAAGCAAGAGCAAGAAAATAACAAATAATGGCAGCAGGAAACGTTGGATATACTGATACAAGGTCTTTCAGCGGATCCCTCCTAGGAGATATTGCAGGAGGGATCAAAGATCGTATTGGGAATTCGATGCAGATGGCGCGTGCAGAGCGTGCTAATGCCGCCAAAGCACTAAATGTTGGTGGTCGCAATGATGGCGTCACCCAAAAAGAATTTGATAAAGAATACGGAAAAGGATATTTTTTCAAGAGAGCACTAGGATCTAACTTTGGTGGAGATCGTATTGCTAGGACTAGAGGTTATTTCGAGAAAAACCCACCAGCAGGTAGAGATCCCACAGGAACAAGAGAATCTAGATTTACTGCTGGATTTGATTATGCAGCAAAAGAAGGATTAATTAAGGGTGCTAGACCTCTACAGGGACCCAAAGCACCAGAATATTTGTATGCTTATGATAGAAGATATGCTGATGTTTTAGGTGATGCTGCCAAATTTAAGGATGACACCTTAGATAAGGATAAGATGAAGGCACAGTCGTCAATGTTTGGCGGCGGAACTTCACAATATAAAGATACTAGATCTTTTGGCGGTGGAAAAGACAAAAATGCTATCCCAGTAGAAGATAAGCAATTAACAGAAAAGATTGCATCTTCTCTATCTGGAGTCGAAGTTCAAATGACTCGACTAGAGCAGAAGATGAATTCTGGTGATGGTGAAGATGGTGAAGTCGCAAGTTTAGTATCAGCAAACTCAAAAGCAATCGTTGCTGGATTCACAGGAATTCATGCTGCTTTGTCTTCATTCTTAGGAATGATGCAGAAGCAAACCAAAGCAATTAAGGATGGTGCTGAAGCAAAGAAAGATGCTGAAGAAAAGGCAGAAGATAAAGCAAATAGAGCAGCAGAAGAATTAGGTGCAGAAGGACTTGACGCTGATGCAGGAAATGTTGGTGTTTCTAAACTTGGCGGCAAAAAAGGTGGTGGATTCTGGGGTGGTCTTTTAGGTGGTTTATTTGATCTCTTCACTGGAAGAGGTTGGATGCGTGGAAAACCAACAAATCCAAGAGCACTAACTCGTTTAGCAAGAATGAAGGGCATGGGAGCAGTCAGAGGCATTGGAAGTCGCCTCATTGGACCTGCTGCTGGTGCTACAATGTTATGGGGAGCACTTGAGGGAGGATTCCCACGTCCAGCAGGAAGATATGATCAGGTTTATGGTCCAAACTCATTTTATAATGATCCTAGGATGAATAGAAGACCTAGACTATTCGCTGGCGCTAGTATTCCTGGTGGAGCAGGAAAAAATGTCATCGTTGGTGATACTCCTGCAGGAACAAGTGAGGCAATTATTCCTATGTCTCAACAAACGTTTAGAGATTCTGCCAAAGCTAAAATGCAAGTTATGAAGAAGAATAAGGATTTCTTCGCTAACATGTATTCTGATGGAAATAAAAAGTTCTTTAATGGTCCAAATGGATGGGCAAAATTAGGCGAAAACTTGTGGAATGCAATTAAAGGACTATTTGGTGGAGGAAATGAAAATCCACCGCCACCAAGAGATCCGCCCCCACCAGGATCTTTAGCACCAGTAAGTCTTGATGGATTTAGCGAAAAAGAAATATCAGATCTTGGTAGAATTGTTGCCGCAGAGGCTGGTGACAAAGAAGGACAAGCATTAGTTCTTAATTCTATCCTTAACAGATATCGTCAAATTAAATCTGGTAAGATTTCTCCAAGTCAGTGGGGAATTCAAGGGAAAACAAAAGATGAAGTTACCTTAACGGATATCATTTACGCTGCAAATCAATATCAACCAATTAGAGACGGCAGATTTGATAAAATGACAGCAGAACAAGGAACAGCAGCATTGAATAATGCTGTAGAAGGTGGTGGATTGAATCCTGCACGAATAAAAGAAAATCTGGTAAAAGGTGGCATGACTGAGGATAAAGCAACACAAGTTGCTGTTTCTGACAGTTTTTATAACCCAAGTGCTAGTAGTAATACACCATTCCCAGGTCAACCATCTGTTGCAACTGATAATGGACATGTCTTCATGTCATCTCCATATGGATACAAACAAGGAGATCTCAGTAGTTTAACTCCTGTTACTCAAACTCCAGAAACATCAGTATCTGGTGGTGTGAGTGCAGAACAAAGATCAGCAGAAATACTTATGAATACTGTGGTTCCAGGATTTTCTGATACTATGACTAATCTAAGAACATTGAGTCAACCATTAGATTCTGGTTCTGATATCTTTAAAATGCCATCTAGTGGATTGACACTTCCATCTTTTACAAATACTGCACCAACTACTCATACAGCAGGATCTGCAAAAGAAACTCCGCAATCTTTTGTTGGACTTGATTTTAATTCATTGGGTGGTTGGGCATTTACACCTGCACATAGTAGTGGCGAATAATCATGGCAGCAGGTAACGTAGGATATACAGATACAAGATCTTTTAGTGGATCTTTCCTCGGTGATATTGCTTCTTCGATACGCAATAGAACTAAAAATGCTGCTTTGATGGCACGCCAAGAGCGTGCGTATGCAGAAGAACAAGCAGAAAAGCAAGATACTTCTTTAAATGAAGCGGGTATTGGTAAAGGTTACTTTTTCAAAAGAGCACTAGGATCTACATTTGGTGGTGATCGTATTGCTAGGACTAGAGGTTACTTTGAGAAGAACCCACCAATGGGAAGAGATCCTCTCGGATCTATTGAATCTAGATTTCGTGGTGGATTTGATTATGGAGAAGAAAACTTAGAAAAACCAAAGGTAGTAACATCAAAACCATCTACTGGCGGAGGAACAACACAATCAGCACCAGTACAGAAAGGTTCTGATAATAAAAAACCACTACCAGTAAAACATACCAGACTAACAGTTGGTATGCTATCAACATTTCAACGTCTTGAAAATCAACTCAAGAATATTACTGACTTTGTTGGAACTGGTAGGAAAGACTCACAAGCAATCTATGCTTTAGAAAATCAAAAAATGTTACTTGGTAGCGTTTTTACTAAGACTACCAACATGATTAATGCTGTCAATAAATCAATTGGCAGTCAAACTGACACTATTAAGAAAATTGCTAAAAACGAAGCAAATAAGTTAAAGCAAGATGCTATTGATGCAGCGGCAAAATCTGAAGAGTCTAGAAGTGAAGGTCAGAATGCAAAAGCAGGAAATGCTATTACAAGAGCACTGAATAAAGCAAAGCAAGCAAGATCTGCCATGTCTGCTCCAGGTAGTAGATTAAAGGATGTGTTTGGACCTGCTAGTGGAATGGCAAAAGGATTGCGTAATCCTAAAGCAGCAATGCGTCTTGCTAGAATGAGAGCAAAGAGAGTGTTTGGTAAATCTCTTGCTAGAGGTGTTACTGGTAGAGCATTTGGTCCAGTTGGTAAAATTATTGCGAGAAAAGCACTGAAGAAAACTGCTGCTAAAGTAGCAGTGAAAGGTGTTGGTAAAATGGCACTCAAGAAAGTTCCTATTCTTGGTGCTGTTGCTGGTGTTGCTTTTGGTATTGAGAGAGCAATGAAAGGCGACTGGTTGGGGGCAATTGGTGAAGTTGCTTCTGGTACAGCGTCAATTTTCCCTGGCGTTGGCACCGCAATTTCTACTGGTATTGATGCTGCGTTGATTGCAAAAGATGTCAATGAAGCAATGAATGAGACACCACAATTTGCTGAGGGTGGTGTCGTTCAAGGAGAAGATTGGCTCGGTTCTCGAATTAGTAGATTTGAAAACGAGAAACTCAAGAGAGAAATTGGTGCAAAACCCCTTGACTCTAATTTCTGGAAAGAATGGCATACACTTGAATTTAAATTTGATAAGAAAAATCGTCCAGAAATTTTGAATCAAATTAGTGATGGTCTGGACTATTACTTCTTTAGAAATGGTGGTGTAAAAGCATTTACAGATGGAATGAAAGGTGTTTTCGAGAATATTGCTAATTTTATAATGAATATTCCTGGCGCTGTTGGAGATTGGCTTGGCGACAGAAGAAGAGACTTGATGGGTGGATTGAGAGGTTTATTTGGAGCTGGTGGACAATATACTGGTCCTACAATGACTGCCACTGGTGGAACGAAGATCACCCAAGATATGCTCTCTAGAGGATTCGGTGTAAAAGATGGTCTTGGTTCTGGTTCTAGTGCTACTGGACATACTGGTATTGATATTTCTGGAGGTCCATTTGGAAAACCAGGATCACCAATTTCATTCTTAGCACCAGGAAAAGTTATTGATGTTGGAGTTATTGGAGACGCTAATGATCCAGGTAATGAAAATGGTGGATATGGAAACTTTGTTGTAGTTGAAACTGATACTGGTGAAATCGTTAAGATGGGACACTTACAAAAAGTAAATGTCTCTAAAGGTGCTAGGGTTGGTAAAGATGCAAGTGGAAATGCGACCGTAATTGGTACAGTTGGATATACTGGATTCACGGAACCAAAAGGACCAGGAGGAACACACCTTCACTTAGATTTGGGAACGGGATATAATCGAGGAAGTGCCGCAGTTAGTGGACTTATGGATCCAATGCCTTATGTCAATGATTTGATTAGAGGCGGTGGAGATGTTAAAGTTACTGGTCAACAAAACAGACCTAGGGCAACTGCAACTGCGTCTCTACCACCACAGGGAAGTAATGATATTATTATCCCACTAGATCATGTTAAACCAGAGTTGTCAGGAAAGTTCCCAGACGACGAATCTAGAACATCGTTTAATCAATCAAGAGCAACAGGTGCTGCTGGTAGAGAAAGAGACCACCAAGATAGCGCAGCAGCAAAATTAAAAACTTTACTAGAGAAGAAAGGTTTTAGAGTTTCAGTTATAAAACCAGAATCATTCTCGTCATATGAAACATATGATGCATACATTAGAGCAGAAGCAGCAAAGGGAACTCGCATACTTCCACTACACTTTGATGCTAAAGTTGGTCAAGGTGGCACGGGATTCTTGACAAGAACTAGAAAAGGTGATGCTGCTGACGCTGCATTTGCTAGACCAATTCAAGCGGCGTTGTCAAATTTCCAAAGAGCAAATCCAGAATTAGGAAATTTGGGTCCGTCTGACACAGTAAGTAATGCTACAATAAATGCTGCAAGTGCATCACCTGCTGCTCTCATTGAACTTGGTGCAATGGTTCAGTGGGAAGAAAAATATGGACGTAATTTTACCAATACCGCTACATTTAATACACTCATACAATCTGTTGCAGATGCAGTTGCAGTGGGAACTCCAAAACAAGCATCTCCAGTATTCACCCAGTCACGACAAATAAATACAGTACCCACGACTCAGCCAACAGGACAGCAAATCTGGGAAACTTGGCTAAAAGGAATGAATTAACATGGCAAACGATTTACAACAATCGAGGACATTTAAATTAAAGACTGTTCTGGTAATTGCTAATGATGGCAGTAGTTATGATATTACAGGTCTTGTGGGAGATTTTACATATGCAGAAAAAATTACTGCCCCGTTTGTAATGGGAACACTATTGGTTAGTGATTCTGCTGGAGCGTTTAACTTAATTAAATTTTCTGGTGGAGAAGCAGTAAAAATTACACTAACTGATGTTATTAAAGATGCAACAGATGACGATGATGTTGTATATGATTTTCGAGTTTGGAAAGTTGCAAATAGATTGGTAAAAGAAAGAAGACAAAATTATACGTTAGGTTTAATTTCTCCAGAAGCAATTGTCAATGAAGGAGCAAGAGTAAAAGAACCTTTGAAAGGAAAACCAGAGCAAATTATAGACGAGACTTTACTTAAAAATTATCTCCATACAGATAAAGACTTCTTTTCAGATCCTTCACAATTTGAAGTTAATTTGTTACCAAATAGAAGGAGACCATTTGATATTGCAAATGCACTCACAACTAAAGCAATTCCACAGCAAAAGAAGTGGGGATCTGTAACATCAACTTCTGGTAGCAGTTCTATCGATAGTATTAATGGAACAGCAGGATACTTTTTCTGGGAAAGTCACAAAGGATATAATTTTTACTCTGTAGATTCTCTGTGTAAGTTGGATGACGAAGATAGACCAGCATGGGGTCCATATGTTGAAGATGAAGCAAACAAAGAAGGTGATGACCCACAGTTAGTTGTTATGGAAGCAAGTTTTACCTCTGAAGTTGATATTATGTCTAATCTCCGTAAAGGTAAGTATTCTACATTAATGGTATTCTTCAATCCATCTACTGGTCAATATGATGAATATGTTTATAAACTTAAAGATTCATATGAGAAGATGGAACATTTGGGTTCTGGAGAACTCCAACTAATCCCATCTACAGAGATTGATTTGTCTGATTATCCAACCCGCTACATGTCAACAATTTTAGATCATGAAACTTGGTTCAGCGATCCTACACCAGGATCACCTGAAGATGAGGATGGATCTACAGCACCTGCTCCATTTGCAGATTGGCAGAAGTATTTTATGGCACAGAGTTTAAGTAGATACGAAACATTAAAGAATCAAAAATGTACAGTGGTTATTCCAGGTAACTCTGAAATTTGTGCAGGAGATAGAATTGATATTCAGTTAAAGAACAAGGTTCCTGGTGTTGATTTAAACAAAGAACCTTACGATCCAGAAAGTAGTGGTGTATACTTGATCAGTGAAGTAACGCATGATTATTCTACACTCCAGGGTACAAGTGGTACATTTACCACTACACTTAGATTGTCAAGAGATGCGTTCGGCACACCAGATAAATAATTAAAGGAGGTACTACACATGGACAGCATCGAACAGCATATCGAGAAGGACAAAGAG